AGACGTTTAAATTGTTTTTTTAAATATGTTAGAGATGATTTAAATTTAATTATAGAACTTCCAACTACAAATATAAAAATTCCAAAAGAAAAAAGTAACACTACTAAGAAAGCTCTTACCAAAAAAGAAACATCTGCATTATTAAATAAATTAAAAGATCATAGATTTTATATAGTTGCGTTTATAGCTGCCAATTCAGGTATGCGAATGGGAGAAATATTGGGGTTAACTTGGAATGATATTGACTTTAAAAATAATACTTTAAATGTAAATAAACAATGGAAAATTTTAAAGAATAAAAAACCTGGATTTGGATCTGTTAAAAAATTTAAAAATTATAAAAAAAACAATCCTACTGATATTTATAATAGAGTTGCTCCTTTTAATGCTAGTAGTATTGATAAATATTTAAATCCTAAATTAAGAGAATTTGCTGGCATTAGTTTACATGAATTGAGACATACTTATGCTACATTGTTAATAAGCTCTGGCATTGATTTTAAAACTGCAGCTAAGATACTTGGGCATGATGTAGAGCAAACAATGAAAACATATTCTCATGTGACAGATGACATGATGAAAAAAGCCACTGGTATTATTGAAAATATTTTTTAAAATTATTTTTGACGAAATTTTTGACGAAATTCTCCAAACCCAGTTATATCAATATGCTTATGATTTAATAGGGATCATATAGATGAAATCCAGACACTACATAGTCTACAGGACGACCTAATAGCTTCTCTGCTCTGTTTAATAAGTTTACAATCCCTCCATGAGCACAACCACCTACTAATACAGTTGTTTCTCCTTCAGTAATAAGTAAACTCTGTTCGTGAGAGAAATCATCCTCCACCATCACGCCATTTTTTTCAGCATAAAGAGTGTTATTAAACATAGGCTTAAGCACATTCCCACAAGGACTACTAAATACCTGTAGCTCTTCATCAATAATCTGAGATGATTTAGTTAGCACTATCTGAGGATGATTGGTCAAAGATGGCTCTACTCCTACAGCATAGTCTTTTTCAAACACTTTTATTATA